CTGTGATCCTCACAATCGCTGTTGCTGCCCTGCCATCATCTGGTACGGCTGTTGTTGATCTGTATTTCAGCGCACCTTAATCGGTGAAAGACGGGGGGCGAAAGCCCCCTGTCACTATTAGGAGAACAAAATGGCATCACGCTACTACGCATTGGATTTCGGTGACAACATGACCGAAGTGGCCGAAGGATCGTCCAGCCAAAGCAAAACCGTTGAGATTGCAATTGATCTGGCCGATGGCGCAAATCGAAACCAGGTTATCGAGTGCATCGAAAACATTAAGAACTACATCCTGCAAGACGCTTGGCCTCCGGCATAAGGGTAGGTCATGGCATCACAGGTTGAGATTGCCAACAGGGCGCTGACCAAGTTGGGCGCTGCCCGCATCATCTCTTTTGATGATGACAATAAGCAGGCCCGCGCAGTCAAGTCAATGTTTGAGATTGTCCGCGATTCTGAATTGCGGGCGCATCTTTGGTCGTTTTCTGTCAAGCGCACAAGTCTGGCCGCTCTGACCACTACTCCAACATGGGGGTTTGATTATGAGTACCAAGTACCTGCAGACTATCTCCGCCTGGTGCAAGTCAATGATGTCTACCCTGGCCCAAGCCTGGACGATTACCGTAATGCCAGCGTTGCAGAATATGTGGTTGAAAGCCGCAAAATTCTTACGAATCTCTCAGCGCCGCTAAGAATTAGATATGTTGCCCGCATTGAGGACACCACCCAATGGGACGCTACATTTGTAGAAGCGATTGCATCTCGCCTGGCGTTTGAGATGTGCGAGGATTTGACGCAATCCAATACTAAAAAAGATTCTGCCAGGCAGGACTACCGCGAGGCATTGATTGCTGCGATCCGATCTGATGGCATTGAGCAGCCGCCACAGGATCTGCCTGACGATGGCTGGGTACTGTCAAGATTATGACCGCCGTATATGTCGAGCGCGAATCAGATCAGACCGTTGCCAGGTTCGTTGCCCTAACCGCAAAGGACACAAATGACGCACAGCGCGTGGTTGGGTCTGATTACGGTTTGCCAATCCTGGACATCAATCACCTGCGGATGCATGAAGGCCGGGCTTTTAATGCATACAAGTATTACCCGCCAAGCGCTGGATTGGCCGCTGGTGCAAGTCTCGATATGGTGCTCACAACAAATGTCGGAACAAGCCCTCATGTCACTATCCAGACATCTTGTAGCCAAGACTGCGAGATCACCTGGTACGAGGGTGCGTCCGCATCTGGTGGGACAATCTTTACACCCATCAATCGCAACAGAGAATCAACGAGGATCAGCCAGGCGGGGATTCTTGTAAATCCTACCGTGACTGCTACCGGCACGGAATTTCACCGGGAATACATTTCTGCTGGCGATTCTAAGAAGGCTGCCGGATCTGGTGCGTTTTCTTTTGAATACATATTTCAGGATAATGTGTCGTATCTGATCCGCATGACCAATGTTGGGTCTGGGACAGCCACCGCATATCTTTCATTGGATTGGTACGAATAATGCCCAAGGCCAGCCCGATACAGTATTCATTCAATACAGGGGAATTGTCACCCACCCTGGAAGGCCGCACGGATCTTAATAAGTATTCAAGTGGCTGCCGGACGCTAGAGAACTTTATTCCGATGGTGCAAGGCCCGGCACGCCGCCGGTCTGGTACTTATTTTGTCGAAGAGATCAAGAATTCAGCCAATCGATCCTGGCTGCTGCGCTTTGAGTTTTCTGAAAACCAGGCGTATATCTTGGAATTTGGTGACCAATACATTCGGTTTTATACCAATTATGGGCAGGTGCAGACCGGATCGGTAACGGCCTGGCAAACCAGCCAATCTTATGTAGTTGGTGACCTGCGGTCTAATGGCGGGACAAATTACTATTGCAAAGTGGCTCATACTTCTGGGACATTCTCAACAGACCTATCTGCTGGCAAGTGGTACGCATTGACCGGCACAATATACGAGATCCCTACCCCGTACACGGCAGCGGATCTGACCAACAGCAATAACACGCTAAAATTGCGGACGGTTCAATCTGCCGATGTGGTTTACATTGTGCATCCGTCTTACGCACCCAAGAAATTGTCCAGGTACTCGGCCACCAAATGGATACTTGAGGACATCAATTTTTTGGGCGGCCCGTTTGAGGATGTCGATCCAGACGAGGCAATCACGGTTTATGCGTCCGCACAGACCGGCACAGGGATTACCCTAACAGCATCAAGCGCATTGTTTGCGGCCACCGATGTTGGCAGCACATTTTTGCTGGAGCAAAAGAGCATTGATGGCATTACCCAATGGGAAGTTGGTAAATCAATTTCTAGCGGCGCACGCCGCCGGTCTGATGGTAAGACCTATGAGGCACTTAATTCGGCCACCACAGGCACGGTAAAGCCAATCCATAGCATTGGCGCTGTCTATGATGGTGATTCGGGCGTGCAATGGCAATTCCGCGATCCTGGCTATGGCTATGTAAAAATTACTGGTTTTACCAATAGCACTACGGTGACAGCCGATGTAGTGTCTAGGCTCCCATCTGGCGCTGTTGGGTCTACCAATGCCACTAATCGCTGGGCGTTTAGCCGTTGGTCATCTGTCCGGGGTTGGCCCAGCCAAGTGGCGTTTTTCCGTGAGCGCCTGGTATTTGCCAGCGGGCAAAAAATTGACATGTCGGTGGCTGCCGATTATGAGAACTTTGCAGACCGTGATGAATCCGGCCAGGTTGTGGCTGACATGGCTATTGCCATCGAGGTATCAAGCGATCAGGTCAACAAAATTGAGTGGCTGGCCGCATCTGATGGCCTGCTAATTGGCACAGCCGGTGGTGAGTTTGTGGCCCAAGAGGTGACAACAGACCAGCCGCTAGGCCCAGACAATGTGAAGATTGTTCCGCAATCGTCTTATGGATCGAAGTCTGTGATCCCGGTATTGGTTGGCGAATCGGTGCTGTTTGTGCAGCGATCCGGCCAGAAATTGCGCGAGTTGGTGTTTGATTTTGCCAATAACGGCTACAAATCCTCTGATCTAACGGTATTGTCAGAACATATCACCTACGGCGGATTGGTAGATATTTGCTATCAGCAGGAACCGCATTCAATTGTGTGGTGCGTGCGCTCAGATGGCGAGTTGCTAGGATTTACCTTTAATCGTGAGCAGGATGTCCTTGGCTGGCATCGTCACCCGTTGGGAGGGGATGGCATAGTCGAGTGTGTAGAGACCATTCCTAGCCCGTTTGGTGACCAGGATGACCTATGGATGATTGTCCGCCGGACTATTAATGGGCAGACCAAGCGGTACATTGAGTATTTGTGGCCTGATTTTGTTGACAATAACGACATCGAGGACGCATTTTGTGTAGATTGTGGCCTGACCTATGACAGCACTCCAGCCAGCACTATCAGCGGTCTGGATCACCTGGAAGGCAAGATTGTCTCAATCCTGGCTGATGGTGCAGCGCATCCTAACCGGACGGTAGAAAGCGGGTCTGTGACGCTGCAGCGCACGGCCAGCGTGGTTCATGTTGGGCTGCCGTATGTGTCGCTATTGCAGACCATGCGCCCAGAGGCTGGCGCAGGCGATGGCACGGCCCAGGGCAAGACCAAGCGGATCAATAAGATGGTGATTCGATTCTTGGCTACGGTTGGCGCTAAAGCCGGGCCAGACACAGACCATTTGGACGAGATTCAATTCCGTAGTGGATCGGCGCTGATGGACGCGCCCGTGCCGCTGTTTACTGGTGACAAAATTATGGAATGGCCTGGTGGCTATGATTTTGATGGGTACATGATTGTCGAGCAAGACCAGCCGCTGCCCATGACCGTGGTGGCGCTGATGCCGCAATTGCAGACACAGGATCGCTAATGCATATTGAGCCATTCCAATCCCGTCATCTTGAGATTTTGGTGCTGCAGCCTAGCCAAGCAGCCGTGTCCGTGTTCTTTGATGAGGAATACGGCCCGGCATTGAAGGCCGCTGGCCCGTGTTTTACGGCAATGGATGGTGACGAGGTTTTAGCATGTGCAGGAGTGGTCAAGCAATGGGATAATCGAGCCATTGCGTGGGGCTTAATTTCTGAATACGCTGGCAAGCAGTTTGTGCGGATACACAAGGCCGTGAAACGGTTTTTGGACACGACAGATTTCAATCGTGTTGAGGCATTTGTGGACGCTGATTTTGAGGCCGGTCACCGTTGGATTCAGATGCTGGGCTTTGAGCGCGAAGGGTACATGCGGGCGTTTAGTCCACTAGGCAAGGACTGTATTTTGTACGCAAGGATAAAACATGGCTGATCCAGTAACCATAATGCTTGTGGCCGCTACGGCCATGAAGGCTGTTGGCACGCTGCAGCAAGGCCAGGCTGATAAGGCGATGGCCGATGCTAGG